TCCATTGCTGATTCAATCTGTGTATCTTGTAGCTTGTCAGGAAACTCTACAATCATATAAGAACCTGCTATGGATTATTCTGATCGTCTGAATAGTCCAACGGTATTAAAGAGAGTAACAACAGTATTAACAATATCATGAGCCACAGGCTGTAGCTTATCAAACTGCTCGTCAATATCATCAGCCTTCTCAATAGCCGCTTTGAGCAAGACATCAAACGCCGCCAGTTTTGCTTTCCCTGCTCCGTCATCTGGAATAGTCTCCTCAATTAATTTGACTATATCCACGACCATACTCCAAAGCTTCTTAACCCACTTTAGATATTCAAAGATACTCATAGCTTGCACTCCATAGTTAGTAAAATTGCTTCAACGCCATACACGTTAGGAACTACATCAACCCAATGAGGATTGACTATTACTGGCTTAACGCCGAGGTTGCAGCCCGACCTTTTCAGATGTTGATAATGTAAGCACCCAGTTGACGACAGCAAGAACGCCAACAGCAACAGAGTCCACAGTGGTTTCGTCAATCGGTAGAACATAGCCAAAAGATTCTGCTCCTTGGATTACTGCCCAGATCATTCCTGTAAGCATAGTCACAGTGATTTGACGGTTCTTCCACTTGGCAGGATCAGATAGTGATTTGCCCTTTTGGAGAATGTAGTAAGCAACCTTAAGTTTAGTAAACATCCCTACCCCATATACTTAACTGCTGCGCCAATAGACGCAGCTATGACCAACCAGATGATTCTTTCTACTGACCGCGAGGCTATAACGCTTTCAGCCAAACGATCTACCTTCTCTTCAATATGTGTAACTTTAGACTCGATGTTTGACTGCCTGTTAAATACTGTAACTAGACGCTCCTCCACCCTTGCCAATGAGATAATGGCCTCCTGTAAAGTATCTATTTTCTTTTCTACACGAGAGAGTCGGTCTTCCATAATAAGCCTATAGCGTTAAATCAGCGACCTTGCGGCTGCTTCTGAGTTGATAGATATGGCGTAAAGCCTCACCGCCTTCTCGATGGAAGACAATCTGATGCATAGCAGATGACGCGCCGTAGCCCGCACCTGCATGCCAAGAATCTGGTGGAGACAAGGTCGCGAAGGATTCGCAAAAAACGCCATTATCTGTCTCCAAAAGTGTCTGATGATGGATATGTCCCACCAACCACTTACGGTAATTAGTAGTAGACCACTGCTCAGGTAGCATCTTGGGAAGAAGGGAGGCTAGTTTGGCGGCCTTCACCTTATCCCCGTGGTGTACTGCTATGAGGTTTTGTCCAAACTGTAAAGTATGGAAGAAGCCGTGAGGGTCTAAGATAGTCACTCGTGGTTCTTTGTCGTAGTAATACTTTAAGATCAACGCGAGGGCGATGGCTGTGTCTGAATCGTGATTACCCCTAGCCATAATCACAGAGACTTTCTGGTGCTTTTCTAGCATCTTAGAGATAGAGTACACAAACGTCTGAGCTGCTACGTCTAAAACAACTTCAATCCTAGTGTCTACGTCTAGCTTAGTCCCACCAAAGGTTGTACCACCACTACCGTTGGCGTGGATGAAGTCACCCACGTTTACCAGTAAGGCATTCTCTGAAGGAGGAGCTAGGTCTACCAAGTAATCAATAGCGTCTCTCATGCACTCCGCAGCGATCTTAGTGTCGTAGTCCCGTTCCTTAGTTTCCCGAGCATCAGCCCTCATGCCGAAGTGTGCATCGCCTATTACAATAGTAGGGAGAAGGTCAGGGTCGAAATTCTTAGCTTTAGGCTTGGCTTGCTTCTTGGCCTTTGGTAAGTCTTTAGTAAGACCTTCCACGAATGCCTTAATAGCCGTGTCTCGTTGAGCCTCGGTCATCGTGCGCTTAGTCTTCAGCCAAGCCTTATTACCTTCGTCGTCCGCAGTGTAGATAGACCGACCTATGACTACCTCACCCTCAGGAACGTGCCTTCTAGCGTCCCAGTTGTCAGAGTAACCCGCCGCACTTGCCGCAGCCTTTGCGTAGGAGACATGATCGCGAACCGTAGACGGAGAGATGCCAATCTTTACCGCTGCTGTAGCACTGTTGCGGCCTGACTCTTCCCACGCCTGTACAGTCTTTCTCTGATTCTCAGTCCTACAGTAATCGATCAAGCTCATAGCATTTTCCTGCGGCATATTAAGCCAATGTGTACACTTTTCTGCGGTTTGTAGGTAATTGTTAATAACTACCTACGGAGTCTCAGGCCACACAACAAACTCAGGGAAGCTAACCTGTTCAGGTACGTTCCTCAGAGCTTGCCTGTAACTAGCCCACGCAGCTTTATCCACTGGCGCATCTGCCACCTGAGTCCAATCAGATTCAGATAACAAGCTATCTCTCTCGGCACGAACAGATTGAGAGAATACGATGTTTTCCAATTCAGCTTGTGGTCGCTTCATTACACTACCCTCACTTTGTAGTTACCTGCCGTGACAGCAGTCACCCTAACCTTATCAGAAGCAGGGTAGTCGAAGTCATAGTCAGTTCCTAAGATCGCACCGCTGTTCAGAACATTAGCATCGTAGTTGATAGCAGTGCCTGAGTAGGTCGGTACTGTAGTGCCTGAGTCAATGTACAGGATAGCAGCGAAGTCTAAGTCATTGCCCAATGTTATTTGGTTAGCATCGGTAATGGCGTTGAGGGCTGTGCTGTCCATTTGGTTTGTGTAGGATGTTGAGCTAGTTGAATACTGATATATTGAATCATTTGTATCTCCACTAATGTATAGCTTTGTGCCATTATCTCCAAAATGCATGCTATATGGAGTTAAGTCTTCAGAGCCTGCGTTTAAACTAAATGAATCGTATGATGCAGTAGAAATATCCCACGCTGTAGATAAACTATATTGAAAAACTGTATCTATGTTAGAAAGTATGAAAGCCTTTGTCCCTGTCGGATTAAATTTTAAAGAAAATGATTGAGACATTTGTCCGCTTGGAGCAAAACTTATAGATGAATAAGATGCTGTGCTAACATCAAAAGCGGTGGAAAGTGCATACTGATATATTACATTGGCAATATAGTCGCCAACATACATTATTGTTCCGTCTGCTTTAAAAGCAAAATATGATGCATTTCCTGCTTGAGTTGTTGGATCAAAACTTATACTCGCATAAGACGCAGTGCTTAAATCAAAAGCAGTGGATAATGTATATTGAAATACTTCTTTAGAAGTAGTACCAAGAATATACATTTTTGTCCCATCGTTATTAAAATCAATATTCCATGGCCCAGTTTCTTGAGCAGAAACACTTAAACTAACAGAGTCGTAAGAAGCAGTAGAAACATCGTATGCTGTAGATAATGAATATTGATAAACTGTATCGTTTCCTCTACCAACAACATACATTTTAGTTCCGTCGTTATTTAAAGCTACACCTCTTAATTGCGTTTCTTGAGACGCAACGCTAAATGAAAGAGAAGAATAACTTGCACTTTCTAACGAATAAGCAGTAGTAGTCTCAGCCCCCTCCATAGCCTCCCTAAGCGCAGACACCTCAGTGTTAGTAGTCGCGTTAGTCCAAGTCTCTGAGCCGTATGTCCCGTTAGAGTTGTACTGCCAAGTCCCTGCGTTATCCCTGACAATATCTCTCACGCCGTTGTCGTTGTCTAAGATCGACCACGAGTCTCTGTTGTCGTTAGAGATAGCGTAGAAGACATTGCCGTCACCGATAGCGTTAGTAGCTGTGAGAGAGTTAATGTCTGTCCAATAGGTAGAGTCTATGTTGTTGCTTATGGCGGGTTGGTAGCCTGTTGTGATTGATGCTGTTCCTACAGAGTATTCGTCAACACTTGTGTCGCCTCTTCCCGCAACAAACATTTTAGTTCCGTCATTATTAAACGCAACACCGGCAGGAGCAGTGTCTTGTGACGAAACGCTAAAACTATCAACAAAAGAAGCAGTAGAAACATCAAATCCTGTAGATAATGAGTATTGATTTATGTCATCACCTGCATCTCCTACAATAAACATCTTTGTGCCATCAGTATTAAATGCTATTCCAAACGGGCTTGAGTCTTGTGCTGCTACAGAAAAGTTCTGAGAGTAAGAGGCTGTAGAAACATCAAAACCAGTTGATAAAGTGTATTCATTTACATCGTCACCACTAGATCCAACAATAAACATCTTAGTTCCATTAGTGTTGAACGCTACCCCTGTCGGCACTGCCTCTTGTGCAGATATAGAAAAACTATCTACAAAACTTGCTGTAGATACATCAAACCCTGTAGAAAGCGTGTATTCGTTTACATCATCTCCTGCGCTGCCGACAACAAACATTTTAGTTCCGTCTGTGCTAAACGTGAAACTTCTTGGTTGTGTCTCTTGCGAAGATACAGAAAAAGCCTGTAAGTATGACGCAGTAGAAACATCAAAAGCAGTGCTTAACGCGTATTCACTAATATCTTGATTAGTAAAATCACAAGCAAACATTTTTGTTCCGTCATTGTTAAATGCTAACTCCTGAAAAGAAGCAACTTGACTAGAAAGAGAAAAACTTTGAGAGTAAGAAGCTGTTGAAATATCAAACGTTGTAGCAGGGTCTACAATGCTACTAACCTCCAAAACATCCGCACTAGCATCATAAACAACACCGAACATACTCCACTCGCCTGACGATGCTGTGTCTGTTGAGCTTGGTGCTGTAGTCTCAACGTAAGAGCCGTCTGTGGCTGTGAGGACTAACACGCCGTCGTTGACGTTAATGGTCTTGCCTACGTCTGTGGAGGCGAATGAGCCTGTGCCGAGTTCTAAAAACTCATTTAAAGGCATAGTGTACTCGTTTACATCATCTCCACCTGACCCAACAATGAACATTTTGCTTCCGCTTGCATTAAAAGCTATTCCGTTTGGAGTTGATTCTTCTGAAACTACTGAGAAGTTTTGAGAATATGTAGCGGTAGAAACATCAAAACCAGTTGATAATGTATACTCGTTTATGTCTTGGCCTACCTGACCAACAATGAACATCTTAGTTCCATTACTGTTAAAGGCTATGTCTGAAGGAGTTGTATCTTGTGAAGCTACAGAAAAGTTTTGTGTAAAAGAAGCAGTAGAAACATCAAATCCTGTAGTTAAAGCATACTCATTTACTTCATCGCCACCGTAACCAACAATAAACATCTTTGTTCCGTCTGTGTTAAAAGTTATGCCAGACGGAATGGCTTCTTCTGAAGCTACTGAAAAGTTTTGAGAATATGTAGCTGTAGAAATATCAAAAGCTGTACTGAGTGTGTATTCGTATACAGTATCATTGGCAAAACCAATAATGAACATTTTAGTGCCGTCGGTGTTAAATGCTAATCCTTTTGGAGCAGTTTCTTGTCCAGTAACAGAGAAGCTGTCTACAAAACTAGATGTTGAAACATCAAAGCCCGTAGACAGTGTGTATTCATTAACGTCATCTCCTGTGCCGCCAAGAACAAACATTTTAGTACCGTCTGTATTAAAAGCTAAAGATTCTGGCGCTGTATCTTGCAAAGCAACACTAAAACTATCTACAAAGGATGCAGTCGATAAGGCATAACCCTCTGACACAAAACTCAAGCTAGTATCATAAGCACTATCTTCTAGCTCATAACTACCCGCCGCAGCGTCCCAATTATTATTAGTCACGCCTGTCTGTGCGACTTCTTTAGTGGCAGAGACTACTGGCGCGACAACACTGCCGCTTAGTGTTATGTCGGCTGTCTCACCTGCTGTAAAGGTCTTGGTTAACGTTCCTTTGGTCGGGTCTGTTTCTACTTCTACCCAAGAAGGAACACTACCGTTAGTTGTTAAGTATTTGCCTGACTGACCTGACTGTGACGGAAAGTCTGTTACCTGAGACAAAGTAACTGAAGTAGCGACAGGGGCTACGTCTGACCAAGCAGCGCCGTCATAGACTTTCATAGCATCTGTCGTGGAGTTGAAGTAGGTAGCACCCTCAATCAACGCGTCACCGTCGTTGTCTACTGCAGGGTCAGAGGCTTTAGCGCCAAGGTAACGATCATCAAACGAGTCGTAACTAGCTGCTGCGTTGGTTGCCGCAAGCTCTGCACTAGTGACTGCGTTAGACGCTGTAGTAGCCGAAGAGGCTGCATTAGACGCAGAAGTAGACGCATTAGAAGCTGAAGTAGCTGCTGCGGCTGCTGAGTCTGCGGCTGATGTAGCAGAGCCAAGGATAGAGTCTGTGTAGGCTTTAGTCGCTGCGTCTTGAGCAAGTGTAGGGTCGCCAACACCTGTAATCTTGTTAGTCCCCATAGCAATAGCACCGGACATAGTGCCGCCTGCTAGAGCTAGTTTTGTTGCATCCTGTGTGTCTACATAGGCTTTAGTGGCTGCATCCTGTGCAGCAGTAGGGTCGCCTAAACCTGTAATCTTAGACGTACCCATCGCTATAGCACCCGTCATAGTACCACCCGCGAGAGGTAGCTTAGTTGCTATGGACGTAGTGATAGTAGAGGAGAAGTTAGCGTCATCGCCTAGAGCTGCGGCTAGTTCGTTCAACGTGTCTAGTGCGGCAGGGGCTGCGTCAATTACCGCAGCGACTGAAGTATCTACATAATCTTTGTTAGCAGCGTCAGTTCCGGCGGTCGGTGTAGAGACGTTGACTAGCTTAGTAGCTGTGAAGTCAGCAGTGCCATTAACCACTAGGTTGTTGAGAGTGGTAGTACCAGAAGAGGCTGTGACATTACCTGTGACATTGCCCGTCAAATCGCCTGTGACGTTGCCTGTGACGTTACCTGTTAGGTTTCCAGTGACATTGCCCGTCAGACCGCCTACAAAGCCCGTAGTGGCTGTTACTGTCGTACCCCGTACCGTAGATGCAGTAGTCGCACCAATAGGCGTAGAGTTGACTGAGCCGCCTGTAACAACGGCGTTGCTAGATGCAAAAGTACCGTTAGCGGTTAGAGTCCCGGTAACGGTAGCTGTGGCTGTAGTAATGGCAGAGGGGTTAGTGCCTAGCTCTACAATTTGTGTAGAAGCATTCTCTGTAAAGATGCGCTTGTCAGTTACGTTGACCGCTAGTTCGCCCTGTACCAAGTCTGAAGTGGTAGGGATAGCAGATGCCGTTGAACTGTTCTTGGTGATGATTTTAGCCATTTCGTATCCCTTAGGTGTTTACCACTTAACTTTGTGCGACCAGTAACGAGCTGATAGCTTTGATGGACTGGCGTCCTGAGCATTATGCCGCGCGTAGTATGACTTCTTTCGCGCCTTGTCTTTGGCAGAGGTAGGATTTGAACCTGCACCCTTCACGCCTTGCTGTCCGAATCTGATAGTCTTTACTTCATCCCCAACCTTAGCCAATACGACATGACTCTTGGTGGGATGGTTAGGGGTTTTTTTGGGCTTATTGTACCCACTAACTCCTAACTTAGATATTCTTGGGTCTTTTTTACTCATAAGAAAAGGGGGCAGGTTTCCCTACCCCCATCTCCATTAGCCGTTTACGGCAAGAACAAAGCCGCTGTCAGGGCGGTAAGCCTTAACACCGTACAGAGTGTCAGCAGTGTAAAGAGTACCGAGGAACTCTTGCTTGTACTGAGTCTGCGAGCGAACACCTACTTGCTCCGCGAGGATCATAGTGTCCTGATGGATAAGCATAGCTGCCTTAACATCACCACCTGCTGAGTTATCAGCAGCAGTTTCAATGACAGGGCAGTTAGAAGTAACGAATACGTCAATGCCGTAGAGGTTACCGATCTTGCCATTCTGGACTACTTGACCGCCTACGAAATCAGAAGAGACATAACGATCGATGCCCATGATTGCGTTACGCAGTGAAGGAGGAATAACAAAACAACGGTTGTCCATAGGAACGTCCGCATCGTCTTGCTTCTGGATCAAAGCACGGAAAGCCGCGTCAGTGAATACGTCAGCCGCAGCTACAGTGTCAGCCGCGTAAGCAGTCAGACCAGTAGAAGCGTCGTTGTAGAAGACAGCAGAGTTAGTCCAATCAGAACCATCGCCGTCACCTAGTGACTTACCAAGAGCAAAAAGATCGTTGTCAATTTGACGAGCAAGCGCGTAACCCGCGTCACCAGTGTAGAAGTTACGGAGTGAAGCAAGAGCTTGCACTTCAGTAATATCTTCGATGATGCGTGAATACTCGTAGTGCTTGTCAATAACAATCTGTACTTCTGACTCAGTGTCGTTCTGTACAGTTACCGCAGTGTTTTCTGCTTTAGCGTAAGCAGCGCCACGGATAGGAGCAGGAACGTGAATCGTGTCACCTTTCTTGCCAGAC